GACTACCATATTCGTTTTTTGCTGAAAATCTTGGCTGGTTATAGTATTATAAATGGTATTATAAAATGTTTTTGGTATATAGGTGATTTGTTCCATTTATAATAGGGGGATAATAAATGGATATGTAAAATCCGGTTTATTCTATTTGATTTTTCGGAGATGATTTTGCCTAGATAACGTGGTATTTTTTTTGATTAACCCGAATTTTTATTTAATTGTTGTAGGGTTTTTCTGTATTTATCGAATTTTCCCGAATTTTTTTTCTTTAGCGATTATATATCACAGAAATGGGAGGAGCTCTCATGCAGTTAGTCGCCTATGGCGCCCAAGACGTGTTCCTTACTGGAACCCCCGAGATTACTTTCTGGAAGGTGTCTTACAGACGCCACACCAACTTCGCCATGGAGTCCATCGAGCAAACCTTCTCTGGACAGGCCGACTTCGGAAGACGTGTTACCTGCACCATCTCCAGAAACGGAGATCTTGCTTACCGCACATACCTCCAAGTCACTCTCCCTGAGATTAACCAATCTATGGGATCCACCACCACTGGTAACGCCGTCTATGCCAGATGGCTCGACTTTGTCGGTGAACAACTCGTCTCTCAAGTTGAGGTCGAGATTGGAGGTCAAAGAATTGACCGCCAATATGGTGACTGGATGCACATCTGGAACCAGGTCACAATGACCTCTGAACAACAACGCGGATACTTCAAGATGATCGGAAACACCACCCAACTCACCTACATGACCGATCCTCAATTCGCCTCTGTTGCTGGTCCTTGCGCTGCCTCTGGTGTCCCAACCCAAGTGTGTGCTCCAAGAAACGCCCTTCCTGAGACCACCCTCTACATCCCTCTTCTCTTCTGGTTCTGCAGAAACCCTGGTCTTGCTCTTCCTTTGATTGCTCTCCAATACCACGAGGTCAAGATTAACCTTGACATCCGCCCTATCGGTGAGTGTCTCTGGGCTGTCAACACCCTCGGTACATCTGCTGCTGGAAGCCAGGCCGTCACTGTTGCTTACCAACAATCCCTTGTTGCTGCTTCCCTCTACGTTGATTACATCTTCCTTGATACTGATGAACGCAGAAAGATGGCACAAAACCCTCACGAGTATTTGATTGAACAAGTCCAATTCACTGGTGATGAATCAGTTGGTTCTTCATCAAACAAGATCAAACTCAACTTCAACCACCCTGTCAAGGAGCTCATCTGGGTTGTCCAACCTGATGCCAACGTTGACTACTGCTCATCTCTCGATGCCTCTTCTATCCTCTACAGAGTCCTCGGAGCTCAGCCATTCAACTACACTGACTCCATCGATGCTCTTCCTAACGCCATCCACGCTTTCGGTGGACCTGCTGAGACTGCCGGTGCTAACGCATTCGTCACCTCATCTGGTCTCTTCCAAATGGCTGGTGCTGTTGATGCTGCCTCTGTCTCTGGTGGTCCTAACCCTATGTGGTTGGGTGGTTCATCTGAACTTCCATTCAGACCTCAAGATGGTGCCACTGCCATTACTGGTTCATCTCTTTCTGATGCCGGAACATTCGTTCTTGCCGAGACTGCCATCGACATGCACTGTTGGGGTGAGAACCCTGTTGTCACCGCTAAGCTCCAACTTAACGGCCAAGACAGATTCTCTGAACGTGAAGGTTCATACTTCGACATCGTCCAACCTTACCAACACCACACCCGTGCTCCTGATACTGGTATCTGTGTTTACTCATTCGCTCTCCGCCCTGAGGAACACCAACCATCAGGATCATGCAACTTCTCCAGAATCGATAACGCAGTCCTCCAACTCGTTCTTTCTTCCCCTACCGTTTCTGGAACCAACACTGCCAAGGTCCGTGTCTACGCTGTTAACTACAACGTTCTCCGCGTGATGAGTGGCATGGCTGGTGTAGCGTATTCAAATTAAGACTTTACAATATATATTCTTCGTGTATTACTATTCATTTGATGTATATCAATATATATAAATCAAATCCAATATCATCAAATATAAATAAAGAATAAAATATAATACCTATATAATGAGAACAAAATTAAGTGAAAAATATGTAAATGAAAGAGAACAAAATAAATAGGCGTGCTTACCCATTTGTGTTTGTTTCTTTAATGCCGATTGTCTTACTTAACCAAGTATTTTACACCGATGAAGATTTGAAATGGGACACGCCACTGAAAGGGGCATTCCATTCAATTCATTTATCGGTAACTGTTGCCCTTGAATCTCTAGTGGGACGCCTTCAGGCGTCCCATTATAAATCTTCAAGGGTGTAAATCAATAACGACAATTGGATTTTCTGCGGTTTTTTCTTGATTTATTGCTATTTCGGTTGCGACGTGTTTTTTTTGTTTTGGCTCCACCTTTTTGAGTTTTTTTTTCATATATAGATTTAAGAGTTTCTATGTCAGATATTATTTTTTCTAAATCTTGTATTTCATTTGTTATTTTTTCTCTATTTGATTCAGCATCACCTTTTTTTTTTCTAAAACGACCAACCATATTTGTAATTTTTTGAAATGTTGTTTTATTCGGTTGATCAAGACGTTTTAATTCATCTTTTTTTATTTCTTTATAGGCTTTTATTTCGTCTAATTTATTTGCCAGATTATTAAAACTTTCATCATCATTTAAATTTTTTCTGATGTCTTGTATTTTATCCTCTTTTAATTTTTCATATTCTTCAATTTCTTTATCAGATCTTCGCGTGCCGTCACCAACATAACTTATATAACTTTGTTCAATTTTTAATTTATTTTTTTGATACTCATTTTCTCTATCTCTATCGCTATCGCTATATTCTAATCTTTTTTTAAGTTCCGATTTTAAATTTTCTAAATCCATTATATAATATATATATATTATATTTGGGTGTTTTACACCTTTTAACCTTTACTACGTAGTGAATAGCAGATTTTTACCGGTTACAGAGTAACTGTTACCTAATTACATTCACTACGTAGTAAATGTAATTAAGTGTAAATGAGAAAAGGTGTAAAAGAATAGGAATCTCTTAATGGCGATTCTCACACTTGGTATTTTATTACCACAAACTCCATTTGATATATTTATATTTATTGGAAATGAATAATCGTATTATTAGTAAATATAGAAAAAGAATATAGTATATTTTATATTCCAGATTAATAAAACCAAACGAAACCCATTTAAAAACCTCATTCTCACTATCTTACATGTCCCAACACACACACGTCACGACTCAAAAACAGCTTCTTCTCAATAATCTTATGGAATTCTACAAAAAAAAGGATACACTCAATCGTATGATGGAAGTCATAAACGGTGAATCGAAGATTTCCCTCCGTATCGTCGACTGGTTTGTAACAAATTACGCTAAAAAATATTTCACGGTCTATGAAATCCCCAAAATCGTTCATGGAGAAATAAGCACGACGGAAACAACCAGATTCAAAGTCTTCCATGAATACAAACTCAAACTAAAGGCGTATTCTAAAAAAAACTTCGATCCCTTTTGTAGATGGGAACGTATCACAATTCCTTATGACGAAGAAACGTCAATGGAGACGACAATCGGCCAACTGAACTTTTTCAAATGGGCGATCGAGAACCGTATTATCGATTATATTCAGGCCCATTATTCCGAAATAGAAGATGATATGAATACTCGTAATAGTACGTCAAAAAGGAAAACTGCGTCGAATACTGTGCCCACATCGGCAGATGACGGAAAAACACGAAAGAAACGCGAAGAACTTTCTATATCGGCCTGTAAGTGTATCAAAAAGGAAAATGTGAAGATTGTTGTTACGTTTCACTAGTGGGCAGCCCGAAGGGCTGCAAAGCCCGGGGACCCCCTATCCCTACCCCTATCCCTACCCCTATCCCTATCCCTACCCCTATCCCTACCCCTATCCCTATCCCTACCCCTATCCCTACCCCTATCCCTACCCCCATTTTTCGAGAACATTTCCCCGAATGTTCTCGAAAACAGACGACTACATACGAAGAGGCCGTTGATTCTTGTCTATTTTCAAAGGTTCTGGTAAAAGAACCGGAATACGGTCGATGATAGAAAGCGATTCTAATTCTTTAAGACTCGGCTGGATAGGGGCCAT